AAGAGTGGTTAGAAGGTGATATGAATTTCACCGTTGTTTTATATCGTATTGACCGATATAAGACAAAGACCGATAGTGTATATGGTGAAGTTTTAGAAGATGGAGTACAGTTCTTAGCTCCTGTTGAATTAAAAGGTCTTGTCCAAGTTATGGCACCAACCAATAAATTGTTGGGTAATTCTAAAGTTGAACAACAAGAGCCAGGTAATATGAAATTCTCACTTTATCAAAAACAACTTGATGATTTGGGTGTTGAGATATTCATGGGAGATTATCTTGGTTACTATGAAACGGAAGACCGAGTTAGATATTATACTGTTAGTGATGATGGATACGTAAGGTCTGACAATAAACATACATATGCGGGGTACAAACCATTCTATAGAACGGTTGTTGCAACATATGTTAGTGAAAATGAATTTAGAGGAATTTAATGAAAGTTGTAATAACAGAATCTCAATTTGATTCTTTATTTATAGGTAAGAAAGTTATGGTGTATTATAATTTACACAAACATACTTTTTCTGTTACCTACGATAATAAAGTTATTATGCACGCTGACTATGTTAAATTGGGTGATGTTGAATTTAGAGTTAGGAAAGGTGGTAAAGAAAGAGTTCGTTCTGAAAAATCAAAAAACGTTCATGCGTTTGTAATTGGAAAATTATTAGACTATTGTGAATATCCTTGTGATGAAATACCAACACCATCATCAGATAAAGTTGTGACGTATAATCCATACAAATACGACACGTTTGTATTTAAAAATACAGAAGAGCCTGTTTATCACGCACAAGAAGTTGACATGATAAACTCAAAAGATAAACTATTTGTTGTAAAATAAAATAATGCCACTACCCAAAACTATAGTTAAACCAACGTTACCTCTAGTACCAAAAAAAGTTTTATCTGAAAGAAGAGAACAACTTTTAGAATATATTAAAGAAGATGGAACTTATTTACCTAAGTCAGTATTACACGCCGATTTGGATAGGGGTATGTTGGATTTTGTTAAAACAGAACTTGAAGTTGTTACTGCAGGAAAAATTGTACCTATGTTGGATATTATTATTACAACACAAAACTGGTCACAATATTTAGAAACTTGGAAGTTTGTGGATTTAGATTACAATCCGTCACCACCATTCATAACGGTAGTTAGACAACCTGAAGTTAAATACGGTACAAACCCATCACTTCAATATACAATTCCAAATAGAAAACAATTTTATTATGCCTCAGTTCCAACTTGGAATGGTAATGAACAAGGTATGGACATTTACACAATACCTCAACCTGTTCCTGTTGATATCAAATATAGTGTTAAAATTATTTGTAATAGAATGAGAGAACTTAATCAACTTAATAAAGTTGTTATGCAAACATTCTCATCAAGACAAGCATATACATTTATTAAAGGTCAGTACGTTCCAATTATTTTAGACAATGTTTCAGACGAATCTCAAATGACAATGGACGCAAGAAAGTACTATGTTCAGAATTATGATTTTACAATGTTAGGATATCTAATTGATGAGGATGAGTTTGAAGTTAAACCTGCAATTCAGAGAATAACCCAATTAATTGAATTAGACACTACAACTAGAAGACCAAAAAGAAACAAATACCCTGAAAATCCAAATGAGTTTGAATCTAATTTTTTATTTGTTTCAGGTAATACAACATTAATTGATATGATTGACTTTAGTGCAAATATGTCTCTTGTAGGAACAGATAATGTTGACACATACGATGTATACATTAATGATGATTATTATGGTAGTGATGTTTCAGTAATTCAAATCACAACTAACGACATTTTAAGGATTGAAGTTACAAAACTTGATAACACTCAAGAATCTAAAATTACTTTTAATAGTAAGTTAGTTTAATCTTCTCCATATATATCTTTCTTTTCTTTACATTTTTCAATAATTAAATTTTCTAAAAACTTATAAATCTTTATACCGCGTTTATCACAGTACTTTTTCAGTATATCATGTGATTCAGGGGATATTTTTATGTTCTTGATTTCTTTCTTTGTTTTCATGGTGAGAAAAAAGGCAGAATTAATTCCTACCGTTTATAAATAGTTACCTAAAAGTAAAGTTTTTTCATATAATAATGAATATTTATCTATAAAATAAATCTGTAACAGAATAATTTAATAATGGCAACAGCACAAGCAAATCAAAAAGTATTCGTATCACCAGGCGTTTACACATCTGAAACCGACTTATCATTCGTAGCCCAAAGTGTGGGTGTAACGACTTTAGGTCTTGTTGGAGAAACTATAAAGGGTCCAGCATTCGAACCAGTATTCATAACTAATTATGATGAGTTCCAAGCTTATTTCGGGGGAACAGAGCCCGTTAAGTTTTACAACACTCAAATACCAAAGTATGAGGCAGCATATATAGCTAAATCATATTTACAACAATCTAACCAATTGTTTGTAACCAGAGTTTTAGGTTTATCAGGTTATGACGCAGGTCCATCATGGTCTCTTAATGTTACTGCCAACGTGGACCCAACAACTATTGGTAACCCATCTGTTGGTGTACCATTTACGGCAACATTTACAGGTACTTCAACAGGTAATACTGTTACATTTACAAACCTTTCTCAACTTCCTGTTGAGGTTCAATCAAATTTAAATGTACAATATAGATTACAAGACGGTACAACATCAACATTACAAGATGACTTTAATACTTATTTAGATGGTATTATGGATATACCATCAACATCCGCAACTACTGCGGTTATATATGGTGCAATACCTGAGACTGATTACCAAACTTTAGTTGGGACATATACAACAGATTATAGTCCATATGGTTGTGAAAATAATTTTACACAAAACGAATTAACTGAAGGTGCTAACGATTCTTGGTATTATGCTAACTTTGAATTTGAAAATAATGACTCATTAACGGGTAATTATACAGGTTACTCATTCTATTATACTGTTTCTAATTTAGTTTCAGGAGCATCTAGTACATTTACAGGAACTATTGTTGGTAATTCATATACATTTACTGGTACTGCATATTCAGAATTTAACAACATGGTTGTCGGAACTATTCGTTCTAGAGGAATTTCTCTTTTTGAGAATAGTAGTACTAGTGAAAACCATGGTCCTGTTTATCAAGTAAGTGGTCTTACAGATTTACAATTAGTATGTACTGGTCAATATTCGGGTATTACAAAATCACCTTACGCTACTTTCTTATTATCAGGGGTTACAAGAGAATTAGATACATTTTCATTTGAAACTTCACTATTGGCATCATCTGCAAAATATATTACTAAGGTATTTGGTGTTGATAATTTTGGTAAATCAAGATTTGAAGTTCCAATTTATGTTGAAGAAGCATATCAAGCATCTTTAAATTATGCATACAATCAAGGTTATATCCGTGGATTATCATGTGATTTAATCGCATTACCTGAAGCTAGAAGTGAAAGTAGTTCATCTATCGCTTATAACTTAGAGCAATATCAATCACCAGAAACACCTTATTTAGTTTCAGAATTAAGAGGTAATAAAGTTTACAAATTATTCAAATTTATTTCAATATCTGATGGTGATTCGGCAAATACTGAAATTAAAGTATCTATTGCTAACTTATCATATAATAATATGTCATTTGATGTATTAGTTAGAAATTTCTTTGATACTGATGCAAACCCTGTTGTAATTGAAAAATTCACAAATTGTAATATGGACCCAGCAACAAATAATTTTGTGGCAAAAAAAATAGGTTCATCTAACGGTGAGTTTGCTTTAATTTCAAAATACATTATGGTTGAAATGGCGGATGAAGCACCAATAGATGCGTTACCTTGTGGTTTTTATGGTTATACTCAAAGAGAATATGATGATTACACTCTTTACCCATCACCATACCCTAAATTTAAAACAAAATATTATTTTCCTGGTGAAGTTATTGCTAACCCACCATTTGGTACACCATCAGGAGGTTCAAATTCTATTGAGTCTGCGGGAGATATTGTTAGAAGAAGTTATTTAGGGTTCTCAAGTGAATTTGGTATTGATGAATCTTTCTTAACATATAAAGGTAAAAAAAATCCATCAAATTGGATTTCAAATCCTTTGGCGGTTGGTCAACCTTGGAATGTAGTAAGTAAAGGTTTCCACATGGACTCAGGAGCAACTGTTGTTACAATTGGTGTTACTTCTGTTGACAGTGGACAAACAGCGTTTGAATGTGGTGTTGCAGAATTTAGAGAAGACCCTGGAACACAAGACAACCCATACTACTTTATTTATTCAAGAAAATATACAATATGTTTTGCAGGTGGATTTGACGGATGGGACATTTATAGAGAATGGAGAACTAACCAAGATAGATTCCAATTAGGTGCTTCGGGTTATTTGGCAGGTGCTTCAGCATCTTCAAGATACCCAACCGCAACAGGTGACGGTTTATTTAAAAGAATTGTAGTTCAAAATAACACACAAGACTTTGCAAATACTGACTACTACGCGTACTTACTTGGTATCTTAACTTTTGCTAACCCTGAATCTACAAACATTAACGTTTTTGCAACAACAGCGATTGATTATGTTAATAATTCAAACTTAGTGGAAGAAGCAATTGACATGGTACAATTCTCAAGAGCTGACTCGGTTTATATCGCAACAACTCCTGACTACCAGATGTTTACTCCTGACTCAACAAATCCTCAAGATATTATCTATTCACAAGAAGCGGTTGATAATTTGGATAATACAGGAATTGACTCTAACTATACTGCAACTTACTACCCTTGGATTTTAACAAGAGATACGGTAAACAATACACAAATTTACTTACCACCAACTGGTGAGGTTTGTAGAAATTTAGCGTTGACTGATAACATTTCATTCCCTTGGTTCGCATCAGCAGGTTACACAAGAGGTCTTGTTAATTCAATCAAGGCAAGACAAAAACTTACACAAACAGACAGAGATA